GCGGTTCCCGTCGAATAAGGACGGGGGGCCGACCTGGCATGGAATGTGGGGGGATACCAACCCGCCGACGATGGACACGTGGTGGTATTATCAGATGGAGCACATCGACCCTAAGGATGGGGTGAGTGAGAACGACAACGGGTGGGATGTGTTCAAGCAACCATCAGGTCGTGCTCCTGACGGAGAGAATGTTGAGAATTTGCCAGATGGGTATTACGATACACAGGGTCGGTCTGAAGAGTACATAAGGGTTTATATTGACGGTGAGTATGGGCTATCAAGTGCTGGTATGCCAGTGTACAAATACTTCCGTCCTGATTACCACATGTCCCATGAGCCACTTAACCCGATTGTTAACGGTGTGAGACCCATCGTTGTTGGGATGGACTTGGGGTTAACCCCCGCGGCTGTCATCGGGCAGCAGGACGCTAAAGGGCGTGCGATAATCCTTGACGAGGCCGTCAGCTTCGACATGGGGATACAGAGATTTATGCGGACGGTGCTCAAGCCGCTGCTATATGAGAGATTTCCAGGGAGCCCAGTGATGATAATCGTGGACCCCGCTGGTGTGCAGAGAGCACAGACGGACGAGCGGACAGTAGTGGACATCATCAAGGCGGAGGGATTTAAGGTTAGGCCTGCGAAGACTAACAGTGTCTCGGCGAGACTCAACGCGGTGGATGAATACTTGATGAGACACGTGGATGGCGAGACGGCGTTCCTTGTAGACCCTAGGTGCACGAAACTTAAGAGTGCTATGATGGGTGGATACAGGTACCATAAGAAGAACGGTACGATTGATAAGAACAAACACTCGCATGTTGCAGAAGCCCTGCAGTATTTGATGCTTCATATCGGTAGTATTGACGAGGGTGTAGAATTAAATCGGAGAAGAAGTGTAAAACCTGCCCCCGCGATGGGGTGGACATGATATGATACACCTGGGTGTGGTTTACTCTCCTCTTCCACATTGTAGTTACACACCCACCCCCCCGATGAGTCACTTCTCGGGGGACCTTTTATTATAAAATAGTTGCATATGACAAACAAAACGTGTAAAACTGAGTTAAAACAGCCATATATAGGGACATTTGGGGGAATTAAATGCCAGGATTGACAGTGCTTAGAGTAGTGGATAACGCTACAATGGTAGCAGATGAGCAGGAAAATGCAGCCCGTGAGCTACAAGATAGGCAGAATGAACCTCTATTTCTAGGTTTAACTGGATATCTTAAGGAGTGTTGGGACGCTGCTAGGCAAGCGAAGAAACCTATTGAGACTATTATGCTTAAAGCCATGCGTCAGCGCAATGGCGAGTATGAGCCAGATAAACTTTCCGCGATTAACAACCAAGGCGGCTCGACAATCTTCATGGGGATTACCGAAGTTAAGTGTCGTGCTGGTGAGAGCTGGCTACGGGACATCTTATTAGACACTGGTACTCCACCATGGGACTTAGGTCCGACACCCCTCCCTGATTTATCCCCAGCGCAGGCTCAAGAGATTGAAACAGTGTTCGCTGAGAACGTGCTGAAGATTGTCGAGACAGCAGGCCAAGCACCTACAGCAGTTGAGATGGCAGAGATGAAAGAGATGGTCACACAAGACTATCGCTTTAAGATATTACAAGAAGCGCAGAACCGTGCAGATAAGATGAAGGTTAGAATCAGCGACCAGTTTGCACAAGGTGGTTGGGCAGATGCGTTCAATGAGTTTGTTACTGACCTTGTTACATTTCCGTGTGCCTTCATTAAGGGGCCCGTAGTTCGACGTCAACGTCGACTAGAGTGGACACAAGACGAGAACGGTGCGACTGTTGCCGAGGCAGGCGAAGAGCTAGCCCCTGAGTATGAGAGAGTAGACCCGTTTATGATTTACCCTGAGCCAGGGATTACGAATATTGATGAAGGGTATTTATTTGAACACCATCCGCTAACACGCATGGAGCTGGCAGACCTTATCGGTGTGCCTAACTATGATGAGGACGCAATACGTAAGCTTCTTCAGGAAGGCAATTCAGGTAGCTGGATTAATGAAGACCATAAGCTTGAGAAGGAAGATGCAGAGCGTAAGCCGCAGAGCCTTAACAGACCTACAGAAATTTTTGATGCCTTAGAGTTCCACGGTAAAGTGAGCGGTAAGATGCTACGCGAGTGGGGACTAGATGATGAGGAAGTACCTGATGAAGCCAGAGAGTATGAAGCGTGTGTCTGGATTATAGGTAACTACGTTATTAAAGCCGTATTAAACTACGACCCACTGGGAGAAAAACCTTATGCTAAGACATCGCTTATTAAAAGCCCAGGAGCTTTTTGGGGTAAAGGTATACCCGAAGTTATCGAAGATGTACAAAATATCTGCAACGCATCTGCACGAGCTTTGGTTAACAACATGGGCATTTCTTCAGGTCCTCAAGTGGAAGTTAACCTCGAACGTATTCCCCCAAATGAAGACATCACTCAACTACACCCTTGGAAAATCTGGCAAGTTACTAACGACCCTATGGGGTCGAGTGCGCCAGCTGTAAGATTCACACAGCCAGATGATAATGCTCAAACGTTGATGGCTGTGTATGAGAAGTTCAGTGCGTTAGCAGACGACCACTCAGGCATACCATCTTATATCTCAGGTGACCTTAATGTACATGGAGCAGGACGTACAGCGTCAGGCCTATCTATGTTGATGGGTTCAGCAGGTAAAGGTATTAGACAAGTTGTCATGCATATTGACAGTGATGTAATTAAAAAGATTGTTCATAGGCAGTTTGTATACAACATGCGCTATGATGAAGATGAAAGTATTAAGGGTGATGTTGAGATTATCGCTCGTGGTGCAATTAACTTAGCAGTTAAAGAAACTGTTAACGTGCGCCGAATTGAATTTCTTAATGCAACCGCCAACGAAATCGATATGGAAATCGTTGGTAAGGATGGCCGTGCCGCGATACTTCGCGAAGTGGCTAAAGGGTTGCAAATGCCTGTGGATGATATCATCCCATCTCGGGAGAAGGCCGGTTTCGTTGAACGCGAGAACGCCAAGCTAGCTAAAGAGACTGCCCAACAGCAGCCACAACAGCCAGCGGGCGCAACTCCAACTCAACCTGACGGCTCTCCCAAAGGTGGTATGGATGGAAACACAGTGAGTAACCGTGTAACAGGAGGTGCAGGTTGATAAAACCTTCACCAGAGGTTGTTCATGCGCTAGGTGCGACTGTACGCCAGTATCCAGTTCTATTAGAATGGATGCAAGGGTGGCAGCAACACGAACTATCGCAGCTACCACATGTTACTACGAACGTGGCATTAGCTCAGGGACGATGCCAAGTTCTAAAAGAACTCTATGAGTTCGCAGAAAAGTCCCCAGAACACGCAGCAGAGTCAAAATGATAGCTGTATTTTATTACGCATACCAATAGGAGCGATAACATGGCAATACCAGAGCAAGTTAAGAAACAGTCAGAGGCAGTACAACAATTATATGAAGACCTTAACACAGAGGAGGGCGTTGTAGCCCAGCCTGCTGAAGAGGGAGAAGTAGTTGAAGCCGTACAAGCCGACCGTGTCGACGAACAAGCACCTCAGTCTGAACCAGAAGAGCAAACGGTTTCAGGCACTCAAGATGATAAACCACTAGAACAGAAGTATAAGACCCTACAGGGAATGTACAATGCAGAGATTCCACGTTTGCACGCAGATAAACGGGAGTTAGCAGATAGAGTTAGCCAATTAGAACAGCTACTTAGTTCAGCGAGTCAACCAACACCTACACCGGCAGCGCCGGAAGTCCCACAGACTCTGATAACAGAGCAGGACATAGAGGATTACGGTGACTCAATCGACGTTATGCGTCGTGTGAACCAAGAAGGAACTAATGCATCTAACCAACGCATCGCCCACTTAGAACAAACGATTCAGCAGTTGCAATCAAATGTTATGCCTCGTGTAGAACAGTTGTCACAACAGCAAGCTCAGAATACTGAGCAATCGTTTTGGGGTGAACTTTCAAATAGTGTCCCGAACTGGAGAGATATTAACGAGAGCCCAGATTTCCAAACTTGGCTTTTAGATATCGACCCACTAACAGGGATTAGCCGCCAGACGTACTTAGAAGATGCACAGAGTAACTTCGATGCACGCAGGGTAGCTAGTTTCTTTTCAACTTGGGGAGGTATGAATGGTATGCCACAAGCTCAGCAAGAAACAACTAGCGCACAGAGTCAGCTAGAGAAACAGGTAGCACCGGGTAAGGGTAAATCCGCCGCTGCGCCTGCGTCGGATAGTGGCCAGACATATACCCCTGCCGATATCACCGCATTTTATGATGGTGTCAAGTCGGGTAGATATAAAGGTCAAGATAAAGAACGTGCTAGAATAGAGCGCGACATTTTCGCTGCACAGCGAGACGGTCGTATTGTCACTGCATAATATAATATAGGAGGCTACAATGGCTTTTGCAGTATCAGCTGGTAAACCAGCATACTCTGGGAACTTTATCCCAGAAATTTGGTCAGGTAAACTGATTGAGAATTTCTACGACGCTACGGTGTTGTCTGCAATCTCAAACACTGACTACGAAGGTGAAATCAAAGCTTATGGCGACACGGTTAATATCCGTACTACCCCTGAGTTAACAATCGAGACGTATGTCAAAGGGCAAACACTTAAAGTTGAAAACCCTGACAAACCTAAGCTACAACTACTTATCGATAAAGGTGAGTATTTTGCTGCGGTTGAAGACGACGTTGATAAAGTTCAGTCGGACATCAAGATGATGGACCAATGGTCTAAGGACGCTTCAGAGCGTATGAAGATTAAGATTGACCAACGTGTGTTAACTGATATCCTTCCGGGTATTTCAGCTAGCAACAAGGGCGCAACAGCCGGTGCTATCTCTGGCAACATTAACTTAGGTGTAACTGGTACTCCAGTTGCTGTATCTAGTACTAATGTTATCGAGCATATCATCAACATGGGTTTAACTCTTGACGAAGCTAACGCGCCTGAAAGTGACCGTTTCTTAATCATCCCAGCTAAGATGGCTGCGTACATTAAGCAATCAGACCTTAAGGATGCATCAATCACTGGCGATGGTAACTCACCGCTACGTAATGGTCGTCTAGGTATGATTGACAGATTCACGCTATACGTGAGCCACAACTTGAAAAAGACTGGTTCTGAGTTTGACGTAATCGCTGGTCATAAGATGGGTATGACGTTTGCTTCGCAAATGACTAACCTTGAGACTTTACGTTCTGAAACAACTTTCGGTAACATTATCCGTGGCTTGCAAGTATATGGCTACAAGGTAGTAAAACCTGAAGCATTGTCTCAGTCAGTAATCACACTGTAATATAGGAGATATAAAATGGCTACATATACAGACGGTACTGGCTATAACTTAGGCTCAGCAGCACACACTGCTTCTGGCGTAAATAAAGTCGGCGTACTAGAAGTTGAATTAAACTTCGCAACAATCACTACTGACCGTGCAGCAGCGAGCTTAACAGCTCTTGGTGCAAACGACGTATTGACAGCACTACACATCCCAGCTAAGACTATGGTCTTAGCAGTTGGTTTGGATGTAACAACCGCTGAAGGCGGCACACTAACTATTGATGTTGGTGATGGTTCTGATGTTGACGGTTTCTTAGATGGTGTAAATGCTAACACAGCAGCATCTTACTCAACGTCTTTGGTACTTGCTGAGGCAGCTCCTAACACTGTTACGGGTTACTCAAATGGTAAATACTACAGCGCAGCTGATACCATTGATATTAAAACTATCAATGCAGCTGATACTGCAGTTGTACGTTTATGGGCGGTCGTTGCAGACTGTTCGTAATTTAAGTTAAGGGAGGGGGTTTCGGCCCCTAACCTTTCTTTCTTCAGAGGAGATTTTATTATGGGAGAACAAAGGTGGCTACGCCACAAAACAGACGGCACTATATACGGATGGGATAAATACCTAGCCGACAACGAATTATGCGAAGAAGTTTCTGCAGAGGTAGCATTCCCTGAGAAACATATTCCAAAGAAACAAGAGAAACGAAAGACACAAATGGACTTAACCACTAAAAAAATACCTGCCCAACCCAAGTCAAGTAATGTAGAATTAGATGCGGAAGCATCAAAAGGGCTGCTTAAATGATATTGAATGATGTAATTACTGAGACTAGGCGTATCTTACAAGATATTGATTCGCCCCAACGCTACACTGATGCAGTGTTACTCGGGTTTGCTAACCAATCGCTTAAGCGAATCGCGGTATTACGCCCCGATTTATTTGCTTATGTGGGTGAAGTAACCTGTGTAACAGACGCAGTTCTACAAACTGCACCGACAGATTCCATTAGGGTTATTGAGGTGTATTCAGTAGTCAGCGGTAGTGGCGTTATCGAAGTTAATCGTGAGACACTAGACCAAGCGCTACCGTCGTGGATGAACGACACAGCAGCAGCTGCAACAAACTGGATGCGTCATGTACGCAACCCAAATAGGTTCTTCATCTACCCTAAGGCTCCAGCTGGGCAGAAACTAGTTATAGAGTACACACAGTCTCCCCCTACTTATGATGCAACTACAGCAGTAGCACTATTATCAGATGCTTACTTCCCTGTAGTCCTTGATGCCACAGTATTCTTAGCTGAGTCTATTGATAATGAGCATGTTAATTCCAATAGAGCTAAGTTATTCCAGGAGTCCTTTACACAGGCTCTAGGTGTAGGCGCTCAGAGTAGACCAGTGACTGATACTGAGAACTCAGGTATGAAACCCGGGGAGGTTATCTAATGGCATCACGTGATTTTAGTACGATTGTATCTCGTTTAGCTCCGAGCGTTCCAGG